TGCGGGGTGGGTGGAGTCCAGAGGTAGGGAGGGGGGAGTCGGAACACCCCTCCCTACCTCTGGCCCAGCGGAGCGTCTTTGCACGCCGAAAGCAATCAGAAACTTTCCGTCCTAACCGCAAACCTTCTCCCATGCCAAAGGCTCCCTCCCCGAGGGAGCTGGCAAACCCGATAGGTTTTGGCTGAGGGAGTTTTCCCACAAAAGGAAAATCCCCCGCAGTTTTCATGAAACTACGAGGGATTTTCTTGGCGGAGTAGGAGGGATTTGAACCCTCGCGCCGTTGTTTAGACGACCTACGCCCTTAGCAGAGCCTTAAAAAATCACGCTATAACGTTGCCCAGCACAACCAGACGGGGCAACACCGGGGGCATCGCCGTCACTCGTTAAAAGTGGCGGTTGCCAGCTCCACGGCTGCCAGCTTATCCGCAAAAAGCTGGTGGCGGCTGTAATGCTGCGTGATATCCCTGACCGCGTGACCAAGGATCAGCTTTTGCAGCAGCGGCTGCACTCCGGCGGCTTCCATGGCTGTTGCCAACGTGTGGCGGCAACTGTGGGCGGTCATGTGCGGCCTGCCGCCCCAGTGCTCCACTGCCGGGCACCATCGATCATAAAAGTGCTCGCGGCAGCCATCAGCCAGACCGTGGGTGGCCACCTGCATGGCCTCGGCCACCAGCGGCACGATGGCGGCGGCAATGGGGATCTCCCGTTTTTTGCCCGCTGCCGTTTTGATGCCGCCTATGATGCACTGACGCTGGAGGTCGATGTTGGCAAGATCCAGCTGCATCAGCTCGCCCGGTCTCATGCCGGTGTAGCACAGGATCAGCGCATACCGGGCAAGATCGTCCCCGGCACGGTACGCCTGCCACATCCGATGCACCTCGTCCACGGTGTAGGCATCGCGCTCACTGTCTGGCACCGGCGGCAGCTCGATCAGGGCGGTCTTATCCTGCGCCATGTCCAGCGCCTCGCTGGTGACCGCCACCTCGTACAGCTTGCCCAGCAGCGTCTTGATATCCCGGTGGGCATAGTAGTCACCGGGCGCGGCGTCCGTCAGCTCCTGCAGCACCTTAAAAGGTATCTGCCCGACAACCTGCATCTGGATCCGCTCCAGCCTGCGCCATGCGGTGCCATAATGGCTGCGCTTGTCCTTGCTGAGCGCCTGCCACTTTTTTGTCTGCTGCAGGGCTGTCCAGCAGTCGATCAGGCGCATGGATCTAGGTGCCACACCGGTGCGGGTGTAGGTATCCAGATACTCCTCAGCGGCTGCCCGGGTGGGAAAGCCGCACTTTTTGCGGGCATAGACCACCGTACCGTTACGCACCACGCGCACCTGTATTGTCCACGTTTTCCCGCACCGGTAGATGCAGCCCTTACCGTTTGCACGCTTGCGCGGCTTTGGCGCTGCCGTGCGCTGCTGCTTTTTGCCGCAGTACGGACAGTATAGGGCATCTTCCTGTATTTCCCGCCCGCAGGCGGTTCTTTGACACTTCATTTTTCCCTCCGCTTGCATACTTTGCCTGGCGGTGGTATTATAGATCTGCAAGTTTTGGCTTGTTTGAGATCTACGATGCTACCGCAGGCATACAGATCGGAAACGCTCTCGGTGTTCCAGCACCGGGGGCGTTTTTTATTCGCTGATAGCTCTGAAAATTTCCAATTTCAAAGCTTCATCATCATCGTAGGTTCCATCCATGATAGCCTGTATGATTTGGTGCAAAAGTTCTTTATCGATTTTACTGGCAGCAACATTCAAGCAGATATTTTCTGTTTTTGCCAAAAATGTTTCTGCAACAGAAAGATATCCATTCAGAAGTAGAAAAAGCGTAGACAATGTAATCGCCAACCGTTTATTTCCATCGGCAAAACAATGAAATTGGCATGTGCAGAAGAACAAATGCGTCAGCTTATCCACAAAGGTAGGATACCAGTCATCATTCTGGATGTTATACAGAACACCCTCAAGTCGGCCAAAGTCAATTTCTTCAAGCGTTCCACCACCACTATACTCAACCGTTTTAGCATGTGTGATCCTTGCCTGTTCTGGCGTGATATATATGATGTTTTCCATTACTGACTTTCCTTTAATCGGGCTAACACATCTCGGTTTTCATCCATCAGCTTTTCAAGTTCGTGTCCAGCATCGCCGAGGAATCGTTCATACTCGTTCTTTTCCAATGGACGGATATACTCTTTCAGCTGATAATGGAACGCATCGCGCAACGCCATATCACGACTTGCCATTTTTGTTCTTGCTTGTATAATGAGTGGTTTCCAGAGCGGAAGATTTTCAAATGCAGTAAAAAGGTCTGAAAGCTCCCAGTTGTTCAGCTTGTGACCAAGTGCTGTGGACTGTTGCTTTATCATTTCAGCCAAACCACATTCGTAGGATGCAATCAGCGTGAGGATTTCCGAATAAAAGGTATCCCGTACCCTGTCTTTTGCACTCAGATTGAGGACTTGCTTATATTCTTTTGCTTTTTCACGGAAAATGCTTTGGTATATCTTATCTGTATAAATCCCATATTTTGCATTTCCCATATCAACATAATCACGCAATGCATCCGTAAACTCCCGGCGGTAATTTTCCTCCTGAAGAAACGCTCCCAAAAAATCGCTATCACGTTTGTTGATATACTTGGTTCCACCACCGGCTTTACGGTTGATAAAGTCAATGACGATATCCAGAATCACCTTTCGCAAACTCTTTGCAGGGTCGCTTTCTACCAAAAGCATCGCCAAATTCAAGAAAGCGCGAAAATCAAAAATTGCGATTTGGGAAGTGCGGTTACTGATGCTCCCGACATAAATGTCGGGAACATCCTGCGTCTGGATGCAGTCTAAAAAATCCTTCAAACGCTTGCCAATTAAAATTTCATATCCGTTCTCGGTAAGTTCACCTTGATTCTCGCTGACATAGCGCTCAATCGTGCGCGTATCGACCTCAAAATACGTTGCAACCATGCTTTTTGTAAAGCAAAGTTTTTCCTCAAAGAGAAATCCCTTTATGTTTGTCTGTTGCTGAATTTCGGCAAGCGCAGCATCATTATTGAGAATATTTTGTCTGTCTATCTGAGATACAGTCAGGTCTTTGTCCACGCTAAGTTCCCTCCTCCTTTTACATTAAATCCCTGCAAAGCCCCACGGCCTTGCCTTCGATGGTTACGTTGTTTATTTCCTCCAGCTGCCGATTCGCAAGCGCCATGCTTTGCGTTGGCGCACCGGGGAGAGTTTTTTATTTACTGATAACAAACCTTGACGGTAACAAAGGGTCCACTTTGATTTTTTATCATTTCAGCATCGGGAGTGATAGTTTTATATTCTCCGCCGGTGATAACCGCTGTAACACTTTTCAGACAATGCTGGCGCATGATTTCTTTAACGTGAAGGGCTTCATCGGCATTGATATAACCGACTTTTTCTCCCTCAACAGTCACCATCACAGCATTGGGGTCGTGTGAATTGCTGGGTTCTTCCACAAGTTCTGCAGCTTTGGTTGTCCGGCAGAAACGGTATATCTTTTGACTATCCTTTCCTGCATTCACCAGTGCTTTGCAAGTCTTTCGCCAATCCGGATTCGGAATTGCAACCTTCGAAATTGCCGTTTTGTAATGATAAGAACCCGCAAGGTCGAAATCTTCTTGCTTTTCCTGTGTCAAAGGTATCGATTCAGGATCTTCTCTTCCGAGATCCTCTGAGGCGACACCGGAATCGGTAGTCTTCCCGATGCCCAGCACCATTAGAACTGCCCCCAAAATGCCATACAGGACAACATAAAGAGCCCCTCCAACCAAAATCCCAGATGAGATTGAAAGTCCTATGCTGTGTCCATGCTTTAAATAATAGCCAATGCATCCACCAATGCTGATGATACCGATCATAAGATTCAGAACAAGCGGCATCTGATACTGGACATTTTTTGTCTCTGCTGCCGAGGTGTTTCCAACAGTTTTTGGAGAAGTCTTGCTCTTAGTGTTTCTATTTTCCTTGCTTTCAGCAACATAGGAGATGCCGGTGCCGGGAATCGAAGCGGTTATGCGCTCCTTGCCTTTGGCGGTCTTGGTATACCGAAGACCCTTTACGCCGTAGCTGTACCCGATGCCAGATTTGCTAAAATTGATACGGAAACCTCCCAGTTTTATACTTTTTCTAAATCGCAACCCCATAATATTGCACTCCTCTTCTGGTTATGCCGAATATTGCAGGCCGTAGATATGGACTTTCACCTGACGGGAACCTTGAAATTCCACATTGCTGTAATTCATTTTCAAACTGTTTAAAGCATAGTTTCCATCATACATATATTTTGTCCCAATTTCTTTGATATCGCTCCATGCCTGTTCAATTTGTTCATCAGAAAGCGAGTCATCCATGACTTTCAAAAAATCTCGGAATACAGGGTAAAGTGCCGCTGATTCTTCCGGGCCATCATCTATAAGAATTTCGAGGCCGTTCCGGCTATTGACCATCTCAATATAAAAATCGCCAGTTGAGATTAAAGCCTTTGTTCTTACGTTTCCCTGCTGTATTTGTTCCTCTTCAAAAGGATATTCGGCGATTTCATTATACTTCTGAAAGAAATGATTCAATCCCTTATCAGACTTGAAATACTCCGTTGACACTTCTGCGGGTTGCGAAATAGCGGACGTAATCTCCGATGACACTGAAACTCTGTTTTCACCGCAAGCCGTCAGACAAAGAACCATCACGCCTGCCACTACGCCGATTTTGGCTACTCCTTTCATAATCTTACCTCCATGTTTTAGATATCTCTGCAAAGCCCCACGGCCTTGCCCTCAATCGTTACTGTGTTCATATCCTCTTTAGCAAGGATAATACTTTCAAACGCCGGGTTTTCTGCCCGCAGCTCGATAAAGCTCTCATGCAGATACACCCGCTTCAGGGTAGCCTCGCCACCGATCCGCACAGCGGCAACCTCGCCGTTTTCAACTGTTGGCTGGCTGCGGATCGCCACCAGATCGCCGTCATGGATCTTCGGCTCCATGCTGTTGCCCTCGCAGGTCAGCGTAAACGTTGCCCGCCACTTGGCAGGCACGCAGACCATACGCTCAATATTTTCCTCTGCAAGGATTGGGCTGCCGCAGGCGATCCTGCCAACCAGCGGCACCTCTGTCATGGCAGGCATTGGCTGAAATCCCGGCGGGATCTCCGGCTCATCTTTGAGCGAAACGGGCTGATTCCCGTCCAGCACGGCTATCACATCATTAAAATCCATGTTGATTGCCTGCGCCACCGCCTTGATCGTCTCAAGCGATGGTATGACGGGCTTGTTGTTTACCGGGTTTACGTTTCGTTCCAGAATGGATATATATGCCTTGCTCAGCCCGGACATTTTGGCAAACTGATCCATACTGTAGCCATGTTCTCGGCGGTACTCTTTTATCAAATCGCCCAGAATCACGTTGAACCACCTTCCTTTCTTTTAATGGTGTCAAGTACATCATACATTTTGCTAGACAAAAAATCAAGTCTTTTGTCAAATTCGCTTGACATTTTTTGTCTAGTCTGCTAGACTGTTTTGTGTACAGAGGAGGTGACAACAGATGCCCTTTAAAATCAAAGAAGCACGCAAGGAAAAAGGATTTACGCAAGGAGAGCTTGCAAAGCGTGCAAATGTGTCTCGTGCAACCATCATTGGGTTGGAAAACGGTTCTATTACAGTGACCACCACGGAGACCCTGACCAAGATTGCAAGCGCTTTGGACAAAAAAGTGAGCGATATTTTTTTAGCGTGATCGTCTAGTGTGCTAGACGCAAAAGGAGTGTACCGTGAAAGCATACGGAGGTGATACGGAAAATGAAACGCAGCAAAAAGCCCGGCGAACCGCTGGAACCGGGACGCCGGGGGATGGAGGACGAGATTCAAAAACTTAAACGAAGCAGCTTAATTCTCAGCGTCGCCTGCTTTGTCCAAAGTCTCCTGCTCTTGCGAATCGTCTGGCAGATCAGCGACATCTACAGCACCCTCGAAATCCTTCTGGGCAACTTCGAGAGCGTTTACGGAAGCATCCTGAGTCTCCGCAGCGACATCATTCTGATTCTTGAGACAGTCAAGAATCTCCTGCTTTAATGTGATGTCCTGTTTTTGGAGTTCGATGGATTCCTGCTGGTATTCGGCGAAGGCCGACCATGCAGCTTCTTCTTTCTGTTCGTGCTCTACCGAGGAACATTGGTCAACGATAAACAAGAGAATCGTCACAATGATTCCAATGATGGCGATCCAATCACTGTTGGAGATCTTCTTGTCTGCCGTCTGGACCTCTTTCACCTTGGCATCAACCAATTCAACGGCTTCTTCCGGCAGGCAGCTTTTTACACCTGCCAGCACTTCCTGCACTTCTTCTGCCGGAATTTCTTGTCGGGTTTCAAATTCTCCGATTGGAAGAGCCTGAATGCTTTCCAGCAGGCCAACGGCCCACTGGCTGGCCATATTCTGGTAGGCCGAACTGTTCAGCTGTTCCACGATCGCATTTGCAAACGTTGCGGTCAATGGAATCAAATCGGCATTCAACATTTGTTGACGTAAATTTGCAATCGCGCCAGTGGAATCCAGTTGAAGATTTTCTAGGATGGATGGGCTTATATCCGGCATCGGAATATTCATCACTCCTGTTAACCCTTTTTGCATTGCCATAAAATCCACGTTGTTTTTCAGTATGCCTGCAATTTGTTTTCCCAAATCAACTGCAAACTGACTATAATCCACACCTTTCACCTCCCTTCTGCCTCAGTATACCGCAGAAGGGAGACCACAACAAGGAGGTACACACTATGAACCGCTACATGATCTATATACCTGCTGGCACGCAGGGGCGGCTGATCCCCTGCGGACGTGACGGCAGCCTGACGCTGCGAAAGATGCAGGCGCTGGTTGACGGCTATATCGAGGTGCTGGGCAGCTGCCTTGAACCGGAGTGGGCACGGGAGCCGGTGGACGGCATCCGGCTGGTCGTTGGCGAGGATGCCAAGCTGTTCGGCTCCAAGCGCAACGACAACGCCACTTGGCTGTATCTCCGTCAGGACCGTGACAAGATCATAGGTAACGCTTTTCTCTGTGCAGAGGTGGACGGCGAGCTGATCGGCTTTACCAAGCCGGTGGCAAAGACCATCTGTGAGGAGTTTGGCATTGACATGGAGGATGACACATGGAAAGACTGACAGCCCCGCGGTGCAGCGGTATCAAGAGCGGCTATTGGAGCGCCGCCAAAAAGGACGAGCTGGTGCAGCGCCTCGGCCAGTACGAGGACACCGGCCTCACCCCGGAGGAGATCCGGCGCATGAAGGACGCACAGGCTGCCGCAGCACGCGGCTAAGGAGGACAGCATGAAAGCATTTGTCAGGCCACAGGTAGCTGTGGATTACCTGCGGGATGTGGGTTTTTCCATCGGCAAGGACACCCTGCAGCTGGGGCTGCAGCAGCGGGTTTTCCCGTTTGGCGATTACATCAAGGCACCCGCCCCCGGCGGGCAGGACGTATATCTGATCTATCCGGCATTGCTGGCCAAGTGGGCAGCAGAGCGCAGCCCGGTGGCAAAGCCGGAGGACGCGGAGCGGATTGGCGTGAAAGAAAAGGATGGTGCAGCATGAAGATCACAGCCAGCGATGAGGGCAGTCTGACCGGCAAGGTCAAGCCGTATCTGCGTGTGCAGTATGGTGACGATGGAAACCCGGAGGTTGAAACAACCTGCATCGGCATAGATGCAACAAACCTTTGTATTGCGCTGGTGGCTGCTCTGGCCGCAAACAGCGCAGACCCCGAAACGTGGTTGATCCGGGTAATGACCAACGCCGCCGATCTGCTGGATCGCGTGGAAACCGAGGAGGGCAACGACAATGAAACGGTATCTTAAAATTTGCAGCGTGGCTTTTCTGGCAGGTGTGGGTGCAGGTCGGGTGCTGATCTGGCTGAACATGGGCATTGTGCACCTGCTGGTCATGCGGGGCGGTTGGGAAGCGGCTGCGGCGGTCAAGGCTGCGCCGTGGGTGCTTGCTGCGGTGGGCAGCGGTCTGATCTTCAGCATTGCCGTAATGCTTGCCGACAGCAAGCACTATGAGCACAGCGCCCAGAAGCAGCAGCAGACCACCGTCAAGACCTCCAACGAGAGAAAGGCAGGGTAACATGGATGACCTGAAAGAGCTGCGCGCTTTGCGGGATCGGCTGCTGCAGTCCATCGGATGGTACACCGGCAAAGCTGAAAACGGGAGCACCGAGGTGAAAACCGATGATGTGATCTGCCGCCTGCGCTGGGTGCTGAACGGTGAAGAGCCACGGCAGGGTGCATGAGAGACAACGACCTGATGTCATGGTACACGGTCTACAACGCCAAAACGGACGAGATCGTGGCCTGCGGTACTGCTGACATGATCGTCCGGCAGATGGGATATGTCAATAAAAACAGCCTTTACTCCGCAGTTACTCACTCAAAAACAAGAAAAGGGCCACTCCCCCGGTACTTCTACCATGTGCAGAGGGTACGGCGGGAGTGGCTGAAAAAGGAAGGTATTTTATGAAAATCACCATTGAAACCATCGGCGATAATCTCTCTGTCAATATTAAATCACCGGAAGGGACTTCCCGTGCCGATATCGCGTCCGTCATGAGCCTTGCACTGGCAAGCACTGTGGCCTCGGTGATCCCGGCGGATGCACCATCTGCCGCACGCGTGAAAGCTGCGTCCTCCCTTGCCGATATGATCGCAACGGCAGTGAAGCAGAATTTTTTGGAAGTCGTTACCGGCAAGACTGGAAAGACTTCCGTCTTTACCGACAAGGAGGCGGCTTTCCTCTCCAAGCTGATGGGCTTATGACCGAGCAAAAAGAAAGAGCCTGTCCGTGCGGCCACACGGACAAGCTCAAAGAGAACATGAACAATTTTCTCCCACCAGAGTATAGCACAGATCTGGATCAGCTGCAATATGCCGGCATCCTGTACTACGCCGTGGATGGCCATGGGCGAAAGTTTCAGGCCTCCACAGTGCTGCGCCTGAATGACCCGCAGCTGGGTGAGCTGATCCATTGGCTGCACTACCACCTCAAGGGCAGCAACCCGCCGCCTGCCCTGTACCATCTGGAGATGCTGCTGAACAATCTGGAGTATCTGCGCGGCGGCAGACACTACCTGTATAACTCCATCTATCAGATCACACGTCTGGAGGCGCACCCATGAAAGCACTGATCTATGCGATCCTCGGTCTGGATCTGCTCTATGTTGCCCTGATGTACCGCAACAGCAACCACTGAGAGGTGAACCAAATGAAAGATATTCGCATCACTTACACATACCACAAGAAAGATTTTGATTTTGACGAGGAGCCCACAACGGGCACCATCGTCCTCCCGGTAGAGGAGAACGTTGCCGCTGAGTTACTTATATCTGACCTCTCGCAGTCGATAGCAGGCCGTCACATCGGCACAGCTTTCCACTGCGTCTGCGAGATGCTTTTGTGGTATTGCTTAATGCACTACCGGTATATTCAGGGCGAAAATTTTGAGCATCAGCCCGGTATAACCAGCGCCCTCCACTGGTGGCAGGAGGTAAAACAAGAGCCACTGCCACCCCCTTTGAGATGCAAAAATCGACTGGATTAGTCGTATCTGATCGGGCCGCATGTTGAGCCTCTCTCATTGTGACAAGATGTGTGGTATTGGGGCCACACGGGACTCCGGCGGGCCTTGATAGGCCGGTGCGTGCAGAAGCAGCACAACAGAAAAAAATCCGCAACAACCTATTGCGTCAAAAGGTGGGTGACTTTGTATCCGTAAGACTCGCACCCGGTAATAAACAGTTGAAAAGTAGTGTCGGTGACTGCTGGAACATAGACAGCCTTCCGATGGCGGCAGGAAGTAAAACAAAAGCCGCTGCCAGTGTACCAAAGCACAGAAAGGAGATGATCCCATGGGAAGAATGGTCACCGTTGAAGAGTGGGCAGAGATCCACGGGAAAACGCCCGCCGCAGTACGGCGCACGATCCGTAAAGGCGTATGGAAAAAGGCACAGAACGTCCTTGTTGACGGCAAGCTTACATGGTTACTAGACGAGGATTGGCTGTGGCCTAAGACCATCACCCCAGCCAAGCAGGCAAGTCTGCTGTGCGAGATCCGCAAGCTGATGCCGCCTGTGGTATATGCCACCTCGGCAGACGGCGCGGTGGTCTGCATGGTGCCCTGTACCGGATACACCCGCACCGCCGTCAATGTCACCGCAGAAGAAATGAATGAGCTGTGGAGCGTCAAGCCGCAGCAGCGTGCAGCCGCGCAGGGTGCCCTGCAGTATGGCTGGCAGCACCCGCTGGCTGATCCGAGATCCTACAACGAGAAAGGAGAGCGTTTACAGAATGTCTACAACCGCAAAAAGTAACGTGAAAAGCACCACCCGCAGAAAGCCCGCCCAGAGCGCACAGGAGCGCCCGGCGGCGCAGGTGGTACAGTTTCCCTTGTTCGCCCCCAAGCCACGCCAGACAGCCCCGCAGGAGATTCAGGTGGTCATTTGCGAGTGCGGTGCAGATGCAGTGCGCGTCCGGCTGCTACCTGACCCGGCGGCGGTGCTGCACATCATGGACGAAACATTTGGCACGCTGGGCTGGACGCGGCGCTACTACTTCGCAGATGGCCGCCTCTGGTGCGGCGTTGGCGTGTATCACCCACTGATGAACAACTTCGCCATCAAGGACGCAGCTGCCCCGGTGGGCAAGCTGCAGATCTCAAACCCGGACAAGTGGAAGGAAAACGGCAGCTTTCTGGCCGCCGCTGCCCTCTGGGGTGCCGGTGCTGATGTGATGGCTCTTCCCTCCCTGACCTTTGCCGCAGATCAGGTGGATATCGACCCGATCAAAAAGCCGGGCAAGCGCCCCGGGGATCCGCTCGTTGTGGTCGGGTATGGTCTATACCACGCTCTGACCGTGGACAAGCTGCTGCGGGCTGAGGATGGGCACATCATCGGTGTGCAGCTGCTGCAGGGGGAGCGTAAAGTGGTATGGCAAGCAGAGTGATTGGCCGCCTGCCGGTGGTGTATTATCCACAGACCGGCAAGCTGGAAGTGGAAAACGCAGGGAAATTTGTGGAGAGACAGATCTACCAGCGTCTGGATGAACTGGCACACGGTCAGCCCCTGCACATCACCCTGACGGTGGAGCCGGTGAACAAAGCCCGCAGCACGGCACAGAACAGCCTTATGTGGGCGCTGCTCACCATCATGGCAGACCATTACAACGGCGGCCGCACCGGCGGCGTGACCCCGGAGGACTGCTATCTGGAGATGCTGGAGAAGTACGGCGCCAAGGTGGATTATCTGGAAGTCCCGGCGGGCGCGCAGGATATCCTGCGCGGCTGCTACCGGCTTGTCCATCTGGTGGAAATACTGGATAACAACCGCTGCACGGTCAAGTGCACGCAAGGCAGCTCCACCTTTACCACCCAAGAAATGAAAAATCTGATAGACGGGATCTTTGACCGCCTCGCTGAGATGGGCGTGAGTGATCCCTTAGTGACTGCCTACTGGCAGGAGTGGAGTGAACCATAGACATGACCAGAAAGAGGCTCAAAAAGTTGATGATGGCTCGCGGGCTGTCACGAAATCAGGCAAACCGCATCTTAGAAAACAGCAGGCTCAAACCCAGAAAGCTGAGCAACAGGCTCTTTTGGATCGTATTCCGGCACGAATTTGACAAATTTGTTGATGCCTGCGGTGCCAGCATGATCCGTTATTTCTGGGACTTTGAAATCAGGTAAAAGGAGGCTTTCAGGTGAAACGCAAACGCTTTGAAAAGCTGATGATCTCGCAGCATAAATCACAGGCTCGTGATATCCGGCAGTCTATCCGTGCCATCATCGAAATGCGCCACTACTCTGAGGGGCGCAAGGGCATCCTGATGGTCTACAACGAAAAAGCCGAGTGCTTCACGGAGGCCACGCTGTACCCTTACGGCGAAATGTATGCCCGGATCCAGAGAGGTCAGGGCGCTATTGGAAAGGAGTCTTGACAGATGACCAAGAAAATGACCCGTAAGCGCTTTTGCAAGCTGCTGATGGCTCACGGAACCGACCGGAACACCGCACGGGGCTTGGCGCAGTGTATCAACGCCGCCCGGCGGTATGGCTTCATTGATGGGTTCGCCATTAAACTTTTCAACGGCCAGAAGTATCAGGTCGATAATGTGCACTCTTACCGCGAGGCTTATGAGAGCACGCAAAAGGATGGGGTGCCGCTTGTCTAAAAGCATCATTCAGGCAGAAAAGGAGTGTTACATCTGCCGCCGCTGGTACGCGGTAAAGACCACGCGCGGGCTGGAGGAGCATCACGTCCTCAATGGGCCGCTGCGCAGCTTTTCGGAGAGGCACGGCCTCAAGGTCTGGCTGTGCCACCAGCACCACAATGAGCCGGGCATGAGCCCGCACTATAACGCCACCTGCGCCCAGACCCTGAAAGCCGTTGCGCAGGCGAAATATGAGGAGAAGAACGGCCCCGGCGCACACGCTGCATGGATGGCCGCCGTTGGAAAGGACTATATCAATGCTTAACATCGTTGCAATTATGGGCCGCCTTGTGGCGGATCCTGAACTCCGCACCACCCCGGCGGGCGTGAATGTCTGCAAGTTCCGCGTTGCCTGTGACCGAAACTTTGCAAGGCCCGGCGAGCAGCGTCAGGCCGATTTTGTGGATATCGTGGCATGGCGGCAGCAGGCGGATTTTGTGTGCCGCTATTTCCAGAAGGGCAGTCTGGTTGCCATCAATGGCCGTCTCCAGACCAACAATTATCAGGATAAGACCGGCGCAAACCGCACATCTGTTGCAGTGGTGGCCGACAATATCAACTTTGCGGGCTCCAAGGGCACCAGCAAGCCGGTGGATGAGGGCGGCGAGGCTGCCCCGCGCTCTGAGGCATGGCCGAAAGCAGACCCGCCCGCCAACTATGGCGGCGTGGATGACTTTTCTGTGATCGATGACAGCGATGACCTGCCGTTTTAATCTTCTGGAGGATGGAACATCATGAAAAAAGGAAGTTACCTCACAATTCAGGATTGGATGGTCACAGACCTGCACCTGAAAGGCAATGAATTGCTGGCCTATGCCCTGATCTATGGCTTTTCTCAGGATGAACAGTCTTGCTTTTATGGCTCTTATCAGTACGTTATGGAGTGGCTGGGTGTTGACAAGACTACAGCTGTGCGTGTGCTGCGCAATCTGGAAAACAAAGGGCTGCTGCGCAAATGGCAGGAGAAAGAAGGCAACGTAACCGTAAACCGGTATGCGACCAATACCGTCCCTGCCTGCCCGGCGGCATCTGACCAGTTGCAAAACGCAACCGGTTGTAAAATGCAACCGGTTGCGGAATGCCACTCTGACCAGTTGCAAAATGCAACCTCTACCGGTTGCAAAATGCAACCCAAGAAAGAAAGAGAGAAAGCTAATAATAATAAACCCCGCGCAGAGGCGCGCGAGGAGCAGAGCAGTCTGACCGTTGCCGAGGTCTTTGACGAGTTTTCCTACGGTGCCCCGGCGGGGCTGTATGACACCCTGATGGACTTTGACCAGCACCGGCAGGCACTTGCCAAGAAGGACAAGAAAAAGCTGTGGAATGCCCTTGTTGCTAAAAAGATCTGCAAGTCCCTTCTGCGGCTGGTCAATGAAGCGGGCGTACAGAATCGTGCCGGGTACGCCATCGCCATGCTGAACCAGAGCATTGAAAACGGATGGACGGGCGTGTTTGCGGTCAAGGATTTTGTGGACAAAGCCCCGGCTGTGGTACATAGAGCACCAGCAACCCCGGATAAGCCCCGCAAAATTACCAAAGACACGACCCTTGCAGATCTGCTTGGGGGTGTAGGAGCGTGACAAACAACAAGATCTCCACTGTGCAGCAGCATCAGCTTGCCGTGATCGGCGCTGCGATCTTAGACCCGGCGGCGTGCAAGAATACCGTGCAGCGTCTGACCCCGGCCATGTTCGAGGAAGGGCCATACCGGCAGTTGTTCGCAGCCATCAAGCTGCAGCTGGATACCGGGCACAACGTGGATGCCGTGATACTGGAGCGGATGCTGGGCGCAGACTTCCGGCCTCTGATCGTGCTGGCAGCAGAGACCGTGCCCACCATCAGCCATGTGCAGGACTATGAGGCGCTGGTGATGGAGGACTACCGCAAGCGTCTGCTGCTGGAGCTTGCCGCCAAGATCTCCATGAACCCTGCGGATTCTGACACCATCTGCCGGGATCTGGGCGAGGCGCTGAAAGAACAGGATCGCCTGCGGCGGGAATCGGTGGACGCGAACGTCAAGGAGTTTGCCGAGGTCTGGGACGAGACGCTCCAATGGCTGCAGCAGCCAGACACCAGCGTCAGGATGGCATGGCGTGAACTGGATGAGCTGGGTCTGTTCGGCGAGAAGATGGTCACTGTCATTGCCGGGCGTCCCGGACACGGCAAGACAGATTTGGCTCTCGCTCTGGCTCTGCGCCTGAGTAATAGCTGTCAGGTGTATTACCTGACCATGGAGGAGGACAGGCGCAAGCTGATGCTGCGCACCATGTCCAAACTGACCCGCATCAACTCCACCCGGCTGCGTGACCGCAAGCTGACCGAGGAGGAGCGGGAGAGCCTGAACAACGCTTTTGCCCTCATCAAGGGACACACCGGCATGATCTACGATGACGGCACCCGGATGACCGTGGATGATATCCGCGCCCGGGTCATGAAATACCGCCCGCGTGTGGTCTTTGTGGATCACATCGGTCTGATCTCCGACACCCAGCAGGGGCGCAAGGAGCAGGAGCGTCTTGCGGACGTTACCCGCAGCCTGAAAGAGCTTGCCATGGAGACCGGCACCACCATTGTGGAGCTGGTACAGCTGAACCGCGTAACGGATCGCAACGGCGGCACAAAAAAGGCATCACTGGGAGACCTTCGCGGATCCGGCACCATCGAGCAGGACGCGGATGCCGTTGTTTTCATCGAGAGCCAAGTGGACGGTGAGCGTCAGCTGCAGGGCCCGAATGATTACTTTGACGTTAACCTGCGCATCCCGAAAAACCGCGAGGGCGCAACCGGCAGAGTGCCCATGTGGTGGCAGCCGCAATATCATGAGTGGCAGCCTGCGCCTGATCCGTCCGAAAATTACAGCGAGGATTTTGCCCCGGCGGATCATGAGGATATCCCGGCGGGGTGGTAAACAGGAGGTAAACAAAAATGGATTGCAGTTCTTGTGAAGCGCGCCATAACTGCATGGCGGTAGTTGAACCCGGTTCTATTGCGTGTATGGCTCACCTGTTGCATGAGGGCACCACAAAGGCGGCGGGGAACCCGTACCAGACACGAGGGGTGCCCAAGTTTTGCCCGCTGTGCGGCAGACCGCTAAAAGTCATTGGCACCGAGCGTTTTTGCAACAACGTCCAGTGCGAAAACAGATATATTCCTATGAGGTGAGCGTGACATGGACGGAAACATAAGTGTTTGCTACAACATGGACTGTATGGAGGGCATGGCAAAAATCCCGGACGGGTATTTTAACCTCGCCGTTGTAGATCCTCCATACTTTTCCGGCCCAGAACGCCGCGGATATTATGGCTGTAAGCAAAGCAAGATCGGCGTACGCCGTTGTGACTACCCTGTAACAGAATCGTGGGAAGTTCCGGGCAAGGCTTATTTTGACGAACTGCGCCGGGTGGCTGCGCACTATATCGTCTGGGGTTGCAATTACTTCGACTATGAATTTGCACCCGGTAGGATTGTGTGGGATAAATGCAATCAGAGCACAAGTTTCTCAGATTGTGAACTTGCTGCAACAGATCTGTTTGACAGCGTGCGTCTGTTCCGGTTCATGTGGAACGGCATGCTACAGGGAAAGAGCATTTCGGAGGGGTACATCATGCAGGGAAATAAGGCTCTGAATGAGAAGAGAATCCACCCGACACAAAAGCCCGTTGCTCTGTATGACTGGATTTTTCAGCGGTACGCTGAACAGGGGCAGAAAGTGCTTGACACACACCTCGGCAGCGGTAGCAGCAGGATTGCAGCCTACAATGCCGGGCTGTCTTTTGTAGGTTTTGAAATCAGCAAAGAGTATTTTGACCGGCAAGAGGAGCGCTTTAGCGCGTACACCTCACAGCTGGATATGTTTCACCTGATGGACAACCTTAAAGAGGAAAAAGGAGAATCAGACAATGGATGAAGTAAAACCGATTGATAGCGTTGCACTCAAGAGGATCTTACGCATGGAGGCAGCGCTGGGCCATATCCACACATTGAGTGATGCGGAAAGGGTCATTGACGCGAGCCCGGAAATAGAGCTTGCCCGGCGGCAGCCGGAATGGATCAGAACGGAAGAGAGGAAGCCAACCGCAGAGGACGCAAACGAGGACGGCTGCGTCCTGAGCATCAACATGAATCGCGGCGACATGAACACGACAGCTTGGCCGTGGAACGTGGTGGCAGCTTTCCCGGATTGCCTTCCGGTCTGGATGCCGCTGCCCAAAAAACCGGATCCGAAAGAGGAACATTTTCACCGCTGATAAAGGGAGGATGCAGTCCAATGACCTATGAAGAAAAAAAGGAATGGTTAAAACGTTACGGGGCAGCCCGGCAGCTGCTGGCCTTTCGGCGGCAGCAACTGGAAACGGCCAAGACGGATGCCGGGCGCACAACTCAGAACATTTCACCTATACCCGGCGGCTCTGCTGACGGGCAGGCTTTGCCAAGAGCGGTTGAACGCATTCAAGAGACAGAAGAACACGTAACCTCTCAGGCTGCTATCTGCGATGAGATTTATGAGGAAATCATGGCGGCATTGGATACGCTGAACAATCTGTGTGATCGTGATATCCTGTTTCGCAAATATATTAGATTTCAGAGTTGGAGCGAAATCATGCAGGGCACAAACCTGTCAAAGAGTGCCGTGTTAGCACATCACCGGCAGGCAATCAAAAGTCTGAAATTAGAAAGTCAGGACTAAAATAGACCAATCTGGACTAATCTGGACAAAATTGGACTAATCAGAACTTGAATGCACCTTAACCAACTGATAATATTAAACTGCGAAAGCCGCAAGGAGCTGGACAACATCCAACACCCTGCGGCTTTTGTATTGCCCGGCTGCGACAGGGGAACACCTTACCGACCAACAGCCTGAATGTACCAGCCGGGCAATTTATGTTTTGGTATCCGTGGCACTGTTGAGGGCACCACCCCGGCGGGGTCACTGGATATACATGGGAGCCATTGCAGCATCATCCCGGAGTGCGTGGCAGCGTATCGCCAAGCGGGTTCCTTTGTCACCATCCTACCCAGTAAGCTGCCGCTGCTGGCAGCTGCGCACTCCACTATGCCGTTGTAGCTCAACGCAGAGCGCCGCCCATTTAAGGCGGGTCACATTGACGATACACAAGAGCAGTCCTGTCTGGCCTGTCCCCGGACAGCCCCTGCTACTCTTGTGATGCTGGTTCAAGTCCAGCCAACGGCTTATGTTATACCCCCCGGGCTTGTAAAACACCCCCGGGGTCTTTTTATACCCTGCTCCTCCCGCAAGTGCCGCCTCCCTGCAAATATCCCGGAGCTGTCTGTGGTACAGCGGACTGTGGGGGGTCTGCACGCTATAACCACAACGCTGCCAAAGGAGGCTTGCACCATGACGAACCCGCGCTATGCCAACGGCAATCTGCGGCGCAAGCATCGGGAGCGGCTGCGGGCAATGGGCTGCGAATGCGGCATCTGTCATGGGCGTTTCGGTCCTATTCATTACGATGAGCCTTCAGACGCGCAGCATCCACTCTCCTTTGTGGTGGACGAGATCCGGCCAGTATCCAAATGGCGGCAGTTCGGGTATCCCTCGGCGCGGGCAGCGGCTGAGGACTGGACGAACCTGCAAGCGGCGCACTATTTCTGCAATGCGCAAAAAGGCAACAAAACCGGGCAAAACAGCCCGAAAACCGGCAAAAAAGGGGCAAAACCGTGCCGCATTCCGCAGGTCAGCGACGGCGAGTGGTAGGGTGGGGAGGGTCCCCCTCCCGCCGCCCTCGGCGACTCCGCACTGTCCAGCGCCGATTTACACGAGCAGCAAAATCCACAGGAGACTGGCATGGAGATAAAAACGGCTAAGCATGGCACACGATCCATGTATGTACATCATGGCTGCCGATGCGATGACTGCTGTCGTGCTGAACACGCGCAGTACTTAAAGCGAAAAGAAAGTTTAGCCCGGAAAAGAACCAACAGCAGGTGGGCCTCTATTGAGTATACCCCCAAATCAAATCGAACCTTGTCGCAGCGCAAGCATAACCGAAACAGGTATATCGCTTTCAGGTCCAGACCTTCTACACACACGAAACCTATACGTTGGACAGAAATAGCTTTCGCATACGGGAACAACTGCGCAATGTGCGGCTGTTCCGTTGATTGGAACGACAAGTGGCTTGGAGAAGATGGACGCTTGCGTTATGGGCGGAAGTATCCAACTGTAGATCATATTATCCCGCTAAAACATGGAGGCTCGGATACCATCGAAAACGTCCAGCTTTTGTGCAAGCATTGCAATTCACAGAAAGGAGCCCGCACCGATGCTGCTGTACACAGTGAGCAGAAAAGGAACCAGACTGGATCAGTTGAAAAAACTGCGTGATACATTGGCATCGTCCATTGATAAATGCGAAAGCATGAGAGACCTTGCCGCATTATCACGCCAGTACCGTGACACCATCCGGGAGATCGAGGAAATGGAGGGAGCACCCAGCGATGACGACGAAGTCAGCGCGATCCTCGCGCAGCGGCAGCAGGATGGGAAGCCAGGAGCCGTCCGCACGCATCGCTCCGGCGTACCGGAGCACTGACGGCGGCGATGCCGTGCGCATCCTGCGGGCAGGCGGTACTATCCCGGATCCGTGGCAGAGCGATGTGCTGGAGGACTGGATGGGGCGCACTCCTTCCGGCAAGTGGGCAGCGCCCACAGCGGGCGGCAGCGTGCCCCGGCAGAACGGCAAGAGTCTGCTGGTGCAGGGACGCGCCGAGGCCGGGATGCTGCTGTTCAACGAAACGGTCATCTACACCGCCCACCTGCAAAAGACCGCCACCGAGACCTTTGAGGAGATGCGCGCCTTCTTTGAGGGTGCACGGATGCGGCGGTATGTGGAGGAGATCCGCACCGCCCTCGGACGGGAGCAGATCATCCTGAAAAGCGGTGCCCGCATCAAGTTTCTGGCACGCACCCGCAACGGCGGACGCGGCCAGCACGGCGACCTTTTGATCTTTGACGAGGCGCAGGAGCTGGACGAGACCGCGCAGGGCTCTTTCCTGCCCGCCATCTCTGCCAGCCTGAACCCGCAGACCATCTATGTGGGCACGCCACCGGGGCCGGATGCCGTGGGCACCGTGTTCCGTTCGCTGCGCCGCCGCGCGCTGGACGGCGATGCCAAAAAGGCCGCATGGTTCGAGTTCTCGGTGGACAAGATCGGGGACGTGAAGGACCCGGCGCGCTGGGCAGCCACCAACCCCGCGCTGGGGCGGCGCATCCAGCTTTCCACCATTGAGGGCGAGGCCGAGCAGCTGGACCCTGACACCTTTGCCCGGGAACGTCTGGGCTGGTGGAGCCCGGAGGCCACCCAACAGCTGGATCTTGCTATTGACCCGGCGGCGTGGGCGGCCTGTGCCAGCGAGGAGCAAAAACCCGAGGGCAAGACCGCCTACGGCATCAAGTTTGCACCGGACGGCAGCGCGGTCTGCCTGTGCGGCGCGGTGCTGCCAAAGGACGGCGCTGCCCGCGTTTCCCTGATCGACCTGCGCCCCACCGGGCAGGGGCTTGCATGGCTGGCGGACTGGCTGAACCAGCGATACGACAAGGCAAGCTGCGTAGTCATTGACGGACGCAACGGCGTGGACGTGCTGGCAGACCGCATCAAAACGGTGTGGCGGGCAAAGAACGCCGTGATCCGCCCCGGTACCAAGGACGTGATTGCCGCCGTGGGCGGCTTTACCAACAGCATCAGCGAGCACAGCCTGACATGGTATCAGCCGCAGACCGTGCTGGACGAGAGCGCCCACACCGCTATCAAGCGCCCCATCGGCGGCGGGTACGGCTTTGGCGGAGACAACAGTCTGCCGGTAGAAGCCTGTGCGTTGGCGCTGTGGGGCGTAAAGACCTGTAAACGCGACCCGACCCGCAAGATGCGCATCGGGTGAAAGGAGCACCATGACCACTACCCTATCCTTTGGCACCGTGCCGGGCTTGACCGGGGAGGAGCAGCGGCAGCTGACTGAGCTGACCGAAGCCTACAATTACCACCAGAGCCGCAACGCCACCAAAGACAAGTATTACGAGGGGCACGTCACCTTGCAGGACGTGAACCTTGGCATTGCGCTGCCCAAGGGGCTGAACAAGCTGGAGGTCGGCTGCAACTGGGGACAGAAAGCGGTGGACGCGCTGGCATCCCGCAGTATGTTCGATGGCTTTGTGAGCAACGGCGGCGCACTGGATGGGCTGCAAAAACTGGTGGCGGACAACCGTCTGGTTGCCGCCTACGACAAAGCCTGCCGGGATCAGCTGAAATACGGCTGCGTGTTCGCCACCCTGTCCGCAGATACGGACATCGGCTGCCGCATCCGCTTCCACTCCCCTGCCACCGCCTCCGCGCTCTGGAGCGGCGAGAAGGGGCGCATCGACTGCGGGCTTGCCATCATCGACACGGTACAGGACGAGCATCAGGAAAGCAGCTGGCGGCCTGCGCTGGTCAACTTCTACACCGACACCGCCGTCATCGTGCTGCGCGCGGTCGGCAGCAGCTGGGCGGCAGAGCGGAAGCCCCACCGGATGGGGCGTCCGCTGATGGAGCCGCTGATCTGGAACGCCACCAGCAACAAGCCCTTTGGCCGCAGCCGTCTGAAGCGTGCCATCCGTTCCCTCATCGACGACTATGTGCGCACCGTGGCTAACGCCACCATTGCGCTGGAGTTTGACACCACACCCCAGAAGTACATCCTCGGCGTGACCGATGAGCAGTACGATGCCATTACATCCGATAAATTCAAGCAGTATGTCGGTGCGCTCATCGCCGCCACCTCCAACCCTGAGACCGGCGAAAACCCGGTCTTTGGGCAGCTGGCGCAGGGAAGCTTGCAGCCCCATGTGGAAAAGATGCGGATGACCGCCACTCAGTTTGCGGCAGCCACCGGCCTGACCGTGACTGATGTAGGCGTGGTGAACGATGCAAACCCCACCAGCAGCGATGCCATTCTTGCCCAGAGCCAGACGCTGGTGCTGATGGCGCAGCAGCTGAACACCGGCAACGGCGATGCCCTGCACACCATCGCCTGTATGGCGCAGGCCATTGCCCGGAACGTATCTCTGACCGAGCTGACCGAGGACGAGCGCAACGTGATGGCGCACTTCAAAAACCCCGCCATGCCCAGCGTGGCGGTGACTGCGGATGCTGCCATCAAGATCGCAACTGCCCGGAAGGAGTTCGCCAGCACCGACACCTTTCTGGAGATGATCGGCTTCGATCAGGCGGACATCCGGCGCATCCGGGCACAGGAGCAGCGGGCGCGCGGGCAGGCGCTGCTGATGGAGATGGACGATGCAGATAACGACACGGACGTGGAATAATTACATTGCCCGGCTCTCCCGGCTGAACGAGGCTGCCGGGCAGAAGATGCGGGAGTATATCCAGCTGCACGGCACAGAAAACACCGAGCAGCTGATCTCCTACGCCTACGCGGTCATCACCCGGTACGGCGAGGGCAGCGCGGAGCTGGCCTGCCAGATGTACGATGCACTGGCTGAGGCAGAGGGGATGCTGTTGCCCGCAGCAGAGCCTGCCGCAACTGCCGGCTATGGCGAGGTAGCCCGCATGGTGCACGCCACCAAGGACCAGAACCCCGAGAATCTGCCCAACGGCGTGAGCCGCCTTGTCAAGCGGGCGGGCGCAGACACCACCCTGCACAACGCGGTGCGGGACGGCGCACAGTGGGCATGGGTGCCCCACGGGGACACCTGCCCCTTCTGCATCACGCTGGCCTCCCGCGGCTGGCAGACCGCCAGCCAAAAGCTGCTGAAGAATGGGCACGCGGAGCACATCCATTCCAACTGCGACTGTGAGTTTGCGGTGCGGTTCCATTCCGGCACAAGCGTTGCGGGCTACGACCCGGAGAAATACCTCAAGCAGTACCGGGATGCCGGCAGCGATGTGAACGCCATGCGCCGCATCGACTACGCCGCCCGGAAGGATGCCATCAACGCCCAGAAGCGGGCGGCGTATGCGGCGAGAAAGATCAACAAAAGCGAAAGAAGCTATAGCGGTGGAGTTGGCTCTAACAAGGCAGATCTTGACTACATAAACAGCGCCCCGTATCGTGCAAAGTTTGACTCCGTTTCGGATAACCCGGCATTGAATCAGTCAATCTACAAATACTGCAAGGCTGCTGTTACGCACCAGTCTGGCGATTACTACGAGGATTTGTCAATTCTGCGCATGGATGGTTCTCTTGCAGGACAAACGTCTAGTAAAGTCAGAAACGAAACGCAGTACAGCCGAACACTGAACGCCGCAGTCAAATCCGCAGAGCCTTACACCCTGGTTTCTCTCCATAACCATGGTACTAATGTTCCTCCATCCGGTGCAGATTTCGGCAGTGCTGGCGAGAAGAAATATGCTTTTGGTATTGTTGCCTGCCATGACGGAACGGTCTATAAGTATAGTACACGCAATGCACGACCATTTGCTGTGAGTGTCATCGACAAGAAAGTTGACATTTACATGGCACCGCCTTATAATATGGGTGTGATCGATGCGTTCCAGCGTGCATTACAGGATGCACAGGAAGCATACGGAATCGAATGGAGTGAAATTAAATGAAAGAATACACGCCTTCTGGTAAAACACCGGAAGAACTTGCAGCTGAAATCAAGAAGCTGGAAGAAGAAAGCGAAAATATGACCGAATGGCCAGATGTAGATAACTACGTTGACGATTAAACCACGATGCACCCGCACCGTGGTTTTTGTTTACCTATTTTTTAGCACGATGCAGTTTGCACCGTGCTTTTTTATGCCCATTTTGCCTGCATGAGGACGGAACGGGCACCATCGCAGCGGGCAGTGCGTACCCTGTCCACAACCGGACGCAGACGGAGAACTGCGTCACCAAACCGAGGTTTTACAAACAGAAAGGAGTTTCCACCATGAAACGCGAAGACGTAAAGAACAAGATCCCCGGCATTACCGAGGAGCAGCTGAACTGGCTCATGCAGGAGAACGGCAGCGATATCACCCGGGAGAAAAACGCAGCCGCAGCCCTGCAGACCCAGCTGAACAGTGCACAGGCACAGCTCAAGACCGCACAGGACGGCCTGAAGGCCTTTGACGGTGTGGACGTTGCCGGGCTGCAGGCACAGGTGACCAAGCTGAAGGCGGATATGCAGGCGCAGGCCGATGGCTTTGCCTTTGACAACGCCCTGAACACCGCCATCCTCGGCAAGAAGGGACGCAGCGTGGATGCAGTGCGCGCTTTGCTGGATCTGGATACCCTGAAGGGCTCTAAAGACCGCACCACCGACATCAACAAGGCGCTGGAGGATGCAGTCAAGGCGAACCCATGGGCGTTCGGCGACACACAGTCTGCCGGGTATCCCAATGTTAAAGATGGCGGAGACCCTCGTCACAATCCTACCGGTTCCACCCGTGAGCAGTTTGCAAATTGGGCGGAGCAGATGCTTCACTAAGAAAGGAGATTTTTCACATGGCAACCATTGATATGAACCGCACAACCAGCATTTCCCTGCCCGGCGCTGTTTCCAGCGAGATCTGGCAGAAGACTCAGGAGGGCTCGGCTGTTATGCGGCTGGCGCGCAAAATCGAGCTCCCCGGTCTGGGCGTGACCATTCCCGTCATCACCGGTGACCCGGAGGCTGGCTGGGTCGGAGAGACCGAAAAGAAGCCCGTCAAGCGCGGCACGCTGGCCACCAAGCAGATGACCCCGTACACGCTGGCCGTCATCGTTCCGTTTTCCAATCAGTTCAAGCGTGATCTGCCCAATCTGTACGATGCGCTGATCCAGCGCCTGCCTCTGGCACTGGGCAAGAAGTTCGATCAGACCGTATTCGGCGGGGCAACTGTGCCGGGTTCCAACTTCGACACCCTGAAGGGCTGCGCTGCGCAGGAGATCGGCACCGATGCATACGGCGGCCTCGTTGCTGCACAGGCAGACATTGCCGCCCATGACGGCATTCTGAACGGCTGGGTCCTTTCTCCCAAGGCGCAGTCTACCCTTCTGACCGCGGTGGACGGCAACAAGCGCCCGCTGTTTATCAACAATGTGGCCGAGGGCGCTGTGCCCATGATTCTGGGTGCAAGCGCTATGCAGAGCAAGGGCGCATACGTTGCCGACACCACGGCTGCCAAGAAGCACGTTGTCGGCTTTGCCGGTGACTGGACGCAGGCTGTGTACGGCACTGTGGAGGGCGTTCAGATCGCAATCTCCGATCAGGCTACTCTGACCGACGGCAGCACCACCATCAACCTGTTTGAGCAGAATATGTTTGCCGTGCGTGCTGAAATCGAGGTCGGCTTCCGCTGCGACACCACCGTGTTCAACAAGCTGACCAACACCGCCACCTGATGAGGTGCCGCCATGAGCTACGCAGAACTGCAGGACGTGGAGGCAGGCTTCCGCGTCCTGTCAGATGAGGAGCGCGGCCGCTGCACCGCCCTGCTGAGCGAGGCGGCGCTTATCATCGACGCCTACAACGCCGATGCCGACGCTGACCGCAAGCGGCTGGTATCCTGCCGGATGGTGCGCCGTCAGTTGGGCGAGGACAACAGCGGGGACGCTGTCACCTTCCCCATGGGTGCAACGCAGGGAACTGCCACGGCGCTGGGCTACAGCCAGAGCTGGACCATGAGCGGCGGCTCTACCGGCGAGCTGTACCTTTCCAAGCTGGAAAAGAAGCTGCTGGGCGTGGGCAGCAAGCTGGGCGCACACAGCCCGCTGGAGGACTTATGCTGAAGGGTATTGACATCATCCTGTATGAAAAGACCAAGACCAGCGAGGACGGCTTCCACGATTCCATCTACAAGGAAAGCCCCGTCACCGTGCACAACGTACTGGTGGGGCAGCCCACTGCCGAGGAGATCACCACCGAATTGCAGCTGACCGGGCGGCGCATCGCCTATACGCTGGCGATCCCCAAGGGGGATGCCCACAACTGGGACGATGTGCGGGTATCCTTCTTTGGGCAGACCTTCCGCACCTGCGGCGGGGCTGTGCAGGGCATCGAAGCCATGATCCCGCTGCGCTGGAACAAGAAAGTGCAGGTAGAACGCTATGAGTAAGGTGACCATCAAGCTGAACCGCAAGGGCGTGCGGCAGCTGCTGCAAAGCCCGGAGATGGAGAACGCCCTGACCGGCATTGCCTTTGCGGCGCAGAACCGCCTTGGCGAGGGCTACAAGGCCAGCTACTACAAAGCCGGTACCCGCGTGGTGGCCAAGGTAAGCGCCGAAAGCCCTGCCGCCCGCAAAGAGAACGCCGACACCAACTCTATTCTGAAGGCGCTGAAGTGATATGATCGAAGAAATCATCCAGAACTATCTGCGTGAAAACGCTTTTCCCTGTTATCTGTCCGTGCCGGAGAAACCCTCCGGCAATTTTTGTGTACTGGAAAAGACCGGCTCCGACTACAAGGACGGCATCTTTACCGCTACGCTGGCGGTGCAGTCCTACGGCAGCAGCGACTATGCCGCTGCGCAGCTGAGCCACCGTGTGGTGCAGACCATGCTGGACGCAGACACCCTGCCGAAGATCGTCTCCTGCACACTGAACACCGACTACAATTTCCCGGACACCACCCGCAAGCTGCCCCGGTATCAGGCAGTTTTCGATGTGGTGCATTACTGACGAAAGGAGCATTTTTCTATGAATGCAAAAAATGTGACCGCAGCAAAGCCCAAGGTCGGCGGTGCCGTCTGGCGCGCACCTCTGGGCACTACCCTGCCCAAGGACGCAAAGAGCGATCTGGACCCGGCGTTCAAGGGTCTGGGCTATATTTCCAACAGCGGCGCGGTAAACTCCAACTCCCCTTCCAGCGAGAGCACCTCTGCGTGGGGCGGCGACACCGTGCTGGACGCCATGGGCGAAAAGCCGGACAACTGGAAGTTTACCCTGATCGAGGCCTTGGACCCTGAGGTGCTCAAGGCGGTGTATGGCGACGACAACGTCACCGGCACGCTGGAGACCGGCATCACCGTCAAGGCCAATTCTACCGAACGCCCGCCCTGCGCATGGGTCATCGATATGGTGATGAAGAACAAGGTCAAGAAGCGCGTGGTTCTCCCCTGCGCAGGCGTGATCTCTGTGGGCGATATCACCTACGCCGACAAGTCCCCTGTCGGCTACGAGACCGCCCTTTCTGCCGTGCCGGATACGGACGGCAACACCCACTACGAGTACATGGGCGGCACTGCCGAGTAAGGAGGAGCATCATGATCACTGCAAAGACTGAATCCGGTTTTTCCATTGAACTGGAGGAGAGCACGCTGGACAACATGGAGGTGCTGGACGCACTGTCCGATCTGGATGAGGGCAACCCGCTGGCCATGTCCCGGCTGATCGTAAAGCTGCTGGGCAAGGACGGCAAAAAGCGCCTGTACGACCATCTGCGTACCGAGGACGGCCGCGTGCCTGCGTCCGCCGTTGAGAGCGCCATCATGGAGCTGTTCCAGTCCATCAACGCCGGAAAAAACTCTGCATCCTCGCCGAACTGATCGCAACGGACGAGGACGCACTGATCTGCGATTTTGCACAGTATTACAACGTGCTGAGCTGGCGCAGCCTACCGGTGCGGCTGGCAGCCACTCTGGCTGCCGGTCTGCCGCCGGATAGCCGTAGCGCGCGTAAAGTCTCCGGGCAGCGCGCCTCTGCTGACGAGCTGATGCAGGCATCCATTGCCGACAGCCTAAACCGTCTGGAATGGCGGATCTGCGGATGTCCGGGCAGAGCACCCATGTCCTTTGTGATGCAGCTGCTTGGGCAGGACGCTGACCCCGACAGCGCTTCGGACGTACAGAGTTTTGACACCCCGGAGGAATTTGAGGCGGCGATGCGCGCCGCAGAAGGAGGTGAACCAGATGGCAAACGGCATTGAGCTGGCAAAAGCTTATGTCCAGATCGTGCCCTCTGCCGAGGGCATTCAGGGCAGCATCTCCCGTGTTATGGGCGGCGAGGCTTCCTCTGCCGGTGAAAGCGCCGGCACGCTGCTGGGCACAAAGCTGGTGGGCACCCTGAAAAAGGTGATCGCTGCTGCGGGCATCGGCAAGATGATCTCGGATTCCCTGAACCTTGGCGGCGCATTGCAGCAGTCTATTGGCGGCATTGAAACGCTATTCGGTGCAGGCGGACGCAGCATAGAAGAATACGCCCAGTCTGTGGGCAAATCAGTGGATGCCGTCAAGGGCGAATATGCTGCTCTGATGCAGTCCCAGCAGACCGTTTTTGACAACGCTGCACAGGCGTACCGGACGGTAGGTTTGTCCGCCAACGACTACATGGAGCAGACCACCAGCTTTGCCGCCAGCCTGCTGTCCAGCGTGAGC